AATTAGGAAGGGAACTGAGATGGACGCACGGACAGCATCCACGAGGCTCATCGTCGGTGTAGAATCTACAGAAAAGTATACAGTCTTTTCAGCGTCTAGACAATAAGATGATACATGTATTTTTACCGGATACCAGTCCCAGAGCTCTTTAAAAGTGCAATCAGTCTTTCCCATAAACTGGTCTATTCCTGAACTAATGAGCTTTCTGAGTTTGGCGTCTGATGCGAGTCCAAAACCCGAGAGAAGGCTCTTTATACTAGGTTTCATACCCTGTCCAATCTGAGCCGAAAGAGCAAAATCTATGCATTTTGTGGTGTCCCCCTTGGCGAGGGCGAACACAAAACCGACGAGAGCACCGGCTGAAGCCCCTGAAATCTCCTCGAGTTCATCGAGTTGTCCAAGATGCTTGAGTCGAGACATTATTCCAAAAAAGCCAAACATACCCATGGCTCCTGGGCCTATGGCTAGGTACTTGACCATTTATTTTTGGTTTTAAATTAATACGCCTGAGGAAACGTCGAACGCAGAGTCGCAAAGACAACTGCGAAGACCAGGGTGTGCACACCGACTGCGAGAGGGCCGCCCCGGCCGCTCATCAGAAGTCCCCCGGAGCCTGGAGGGATGGTCAGAAGCACGCCGGGTGTCAGCATGACGAAGAGCAGGGCTGGCATGACCAGATCGGCGCTCGTCAGGTTCACTTTTAGCACAAACCTGGCCAGGACGTAATAAATAACAGCGAGTACCAGCGCGTGCGTGACAGCCTTGGTCAGAAGGCTGCCTCCTGAAGGCAGGGCCAGAAGCATACCAGGGCTGAGAACCGCAAACAGGAGCGCTGGGGTCAGAACCTTTGGACCTGTAATGTCTATCATTTAACACTGACTGATATAATTGTCTGACCATGCGTAAAAATTCTCTGGCTCGACATTCTCTCGAACAACCTTCTGTCGGGCGACAAGGCCCCAAAGTCTCCTCTGGAAAGGCGTTGGTTCGACAGTGGTATTCCACTTATTGGGCTGGAGGACCAGTTCTACGAAATCATGGTACGTCGCGGTGGTCTTGATATAGTACTGTTCAATATACGCCCTGATGCTCATCCACGCATCGAGGAGTTCTTGGGAATTCATATCTTGCCAGTCTTCTGGACTGAGTTCGAGGACCTCTTCCTGGTCATCTGAATCATATGCATAATTGTCACCCTGAAAGGCATCACGGGAATACTCGTCATTAAGACCCATGGCTGTACTTGATGTATTATAGTTACAGGTCCTTAAGTCCCGTTACAGTGACGCCCATCGTCTCCCGAACAGGCGCGGCATCGATAATGGCCTGGAACGCGCCATCGACCTGGGCCTCATTTCCACCGAAAAATGCACCAAGACCCGCTTTGATGACCTCCTTTGTCAGAGACCCCTTGGTCTTCTTCCTTTTAAAATTGACCTTGACCTTGTCCTGGACCTTTACGGTATCAATTTCATGGCGAGCCATGTGCTCGGTCACAAACTTGCGAAGATCCTTCTCGCGCTTGTTCAGCGTTCCGAGATCTTGGCGAGCTGCGGCTAGTTGGGCCTTAAGGCCGACCCACTCTGTCATAGCTGTTTTGAACTCCATTTCTGGTATTTTATGAGAAATTACTAAAGGGCTGCACGCCGCAGTTTCCTACTGGTACTCATTGGAAATCTCAAACTTGGGCCGCATCACATCCGGGGGAATGGTGCTGAGGTTAAAGATGCTCACTGGGGTCCGGGGGTTGAGAGGTTCGCTGCGGAAGTCGCGATTGGCGTTGCGCAAGTTACCACCCAGAGTCTCGGGGTAGCCCACCTGGCTGCGAGGGTCCAGGTAGTTCTGACCCGACAGAATCTTTTCTGGGCTGAACTGTCCAAAATCCTCAGTCTGGACCACATCGCGAGGAATCAGGTTAGCCGAGTTGGCTGGAGCCGACTTCTCCGAACCACTCATGAAGCTGGCCGGGTCCAGGTCGAGGTGCGCGTCCTGCGTCGCTCCCGCGTACGGTTGGTTATTCAAGTTAAATCCGCCAATGCTGGATGGGGGTGGCGCATAGGAGCTGCGGCGCGGGCTGACCAGCAGGTAAAGAATGATCGCCGATAGGACAAGTATCGCAAGACCCTTGCGATTCATTTATATATGTCGATGATATTTTTTTGGGCTGGACTTAGTCGAGGTAATCGGACGGGTCATCCTCAACTTCAGCCTCGACCTCGTCGGTGAATAGATACTCCCTAGTGGGTGCGGCGCGCTGGACTCCTGACCTGACGCGCACCTGGACCACTCGCCAGATGGGACCAAAAGACTTCTTCAGGAACCAGAGGCCTGAGAGCTCGAACATCGCATCACACTTTGTTCCCGCCTTGACATCCTGAAGTTCAAGTGCGTTCTTCTGGGTATCATATGCTGAAGTGGTAACCTCGCCCTTGAGCATTGCCAAAGACGCCCCCAGGACGCCATCCGTCACACTTTCCTGAAAGGCGTTCTGGATAGTCTCATCACTGAGCTCCTTACCGAACCACTCCTGCTTGGACTCCTTGGCTTTTACGAGAATTTCCTCATCAACTGAGCTGAAGAGAGACATGTCCTCAACCTTGAAATTTGGGTGGCGACTGTCGAGAGAATCCTGAAGAACAAGACCGTTCACTTGATGCCGAACTGCAGAACCAGAAGAGGAAACTTTGAGAAAATAACGACCATCTGGAAGCTTCTGGGGCTTGGCGTACTCCATTATTTTCTATATACAAATTTCTTATTTAATAAGAGATGGACGCATGTGGTCAAGAATTTTTGAACAAGTCCTGTATGTGTCTTGCTGACCCCCTGGATCCTTGGTCGAATATATGTGCTTTCGTAGATCGAAACAGTGGCCTTGTGTATCCGTGCAACACAGGCTGCTGTGTTCCTCGGTGCCCAAATATTGGCCAGTCTCAGAATTTGAATATGGAATTACACCGGACAGGAGGCATTGCACTGCCGGCTGGGTTTGGGAATGCGCTTCAGACCGATAACACAGGAGAACTCGAAGCTGCAGAAACGACTAAAAAGATAACCGGGACCTCTGCGACGCCATGGTTGGGAGCAGCAGGGCCCCCCCCTCTTAAGGTTTGGCAGAAATTAGCCATACTCGCCGGATTTCTTCTAATTGTGTTCCTGGCTGCAGGGTTTCTTGACAAATGAAATGACTTAAAGAGTCCCGTGGTTTAGGTAATAGAATGGACATTGTTACACTCGACACACTCGCAAAGGACATCAAGGCGCTCCGCAAGGATATCCGCAAGATTCGACAGCACATCGAGGACCCTTCTGGTGAGAAGGCCAAGACGCGTGCTCAGAACAATGGTTTCAACAAGCTTCTGGATGTGACACCTGAGCTCCGGGCTTTTCTGAACCTGGCGGCTGATGAGAAGATCTCTCGGGCACAGGTGACTTCTCGTATCAACACCTACGTGACTGAGAAGGAGCTCAAGACGGGCCAGAACATCACCTTGGACGAGTCTCTGCAGAAGCTTCTGACCCCTCCAGAGGGCACGCAGATCACCTTCCTCAACATTCAGAAGTACATCAACCCTCACTACCTGAAGGACCCGAATGCCCCTGAGAAGAAGCCTCGGCCCGTTAAGAAGGCGCTGGAGCCTGTCCTGGAGTCGGCCGCGAGTTCCACGGAACCCGTCCCGGTGAAGGAGAAGAAGGTGCGCCCAAAGGTTGCGAAGCCTGCGACACTGGCTTAAACATTTTGTCAATACTAAGTAATATACAATGGAACCCCATTCTGAGCTTTCTAGGTCTCACATGAATGTTCTAGTTGGAACAAAAGTCAAAAATATGGAACTATACCAGCGTGCCTTCACGCACAAGTCAGCCCTGAAGCGATATTCAGGTTTGACTGGTTCGTACGAGACGCTTGAATTTATGGGAGATTCTGTTCTTGGTTTTATCATCACCAAGCACCTCTTTGACCGGCACGAGAAGGAGCAGGAAGGGTTTCTGACCAAGGCTCGTACCAAGATGGTCAGGGGAAAAACGCTGTGCGAAATTTCCAAAGTCCTCGGGTTGGACAAACTCATTTTGATGGATGAAAAAGGTGAGCGAAACGGGTGGAACACAAACGAACACATTATGGAGGACGCCTTCGAGGCGCTTGTGGGAGCCATATATTTGGATCTGGGAATGGTCCATGCTAAAAAGTTTGTGCTCGAATCGTTCACCAAGGTTCAGACGTCGCTCGTGGACGACAACTACAAGGACCAGCTCATGCGGTGGTCCCAGGCGCTCAAGTGGCCGCTGCCAGACTACATAGTGACGGCGACCATTAACGGTCAGTTCTGCATCTCAGTCGAAGTTAATGGCGAGCACTGTGGATGTGGATACGCGACGACGAAGAAACAGGCCGAACAGAATGCCGCTGA